TGAAAGTTTACGTTGTAAATCTCTTAGAGCCATGAGAGATCTGACATTCATCTTTCAGCTTCTCCCTTCTCTTGTTTTAACTGTTGAAGTAATCGTGTTTCCATCCAAAATAACTCAGATAAATCAGTTGATCCAAAATCTTCAAAAGACAAATTCAAAAAATACTTTAACCTAAATTTTAACTCCAAAAGTCTTCGTAAGGGTGTTACCATGTGGGAAAAAGTGCTCAAGTCGAAAGGGAGCTTGAAATACACCCCTCCCCTCACATTTTGGACAAGTATAAAACGTAGTAAAATCAGGTCCGTGTCTAAAACTCTCTTGGAATGCCCTTAACTTCGCTGAATCCTTGGCGTGTAACTTTTTTACCATATCAGCTTTTTCGACTATATCTTTATCAGGATCTACGATATATGCAGCGATTGTACGAAGAAAAGATTCTTCCCCTTCAAACGTTGCTTTTTCGAGTTGCAATTCATCCCTTACTCGCATTAGCCTACAATTAACAGTCCGACCGTCAGATAAAAGAATAGGGTAAGGCTCACGAAAAGAATCAGGAAGATAGATCGTAGTCATATCTGCCAAATTATATTCAACTTCAATAGATTGTAAACACTCTTCACAAATAACTTTTGTACTGAATCCATCAGTATAACTGTTAATTGCGTGCCAAACCATTAGTTGAAGTTCGTCTCCCAGAGTCAAATCTTTTATATCTATACCTTGAAGACAACGTCCTAAAGCCTCAGAAATTTTTCTAGCGGAGTTCCGTTCGTTCATTTCAGAAAGAAGCGCTTCTTCTGCTCCTGTGAACGCACGTACTTTTATTTCTGATAGATTAATACCTTGATACAACTTCCCTTTTGACGGCAGGTCAAAATCAAAATAAGAATGATTCATTTTTGTTCTCCTCTAAAAGAATCGTTTTAGTACTCGTGGTATAGTTGATCCAATATCAAATCCAGTGTACTCCAAATCATCAACGCTAAAAGTTATAACGTACCGAACAATATTCTCTACTTCGTAAGAAAGACCGTACTCCGGAAACGTTCTAGGGAACACACCCTTCATCCTTATCGTACCTGCAGTAATGCCTTGTGTTGTATAGAGTCGGACATATATTGAATGTTTATAGTTGTCCTGAACTGAATACCTACCCTTTTCATCTACGACTAAATTTTTCCATGCCTTAAAATATCCATGAATAAGATTAGGCGCAGGAACAAGAAAAACTGCAGTAACATTATTAATCGACAAAGTACCTGGAGCAAATTGACTTTTCGGCCCGATCTGAATTTCGATGATCTCTCTAAGTGCATAATCGCCTAACAGTATTGCCTTACAATACTTAGAAATTATCATCCCCGGAATTCCGCCCATAGAAAAAGGAAACGCAACTTCCCAGTTATAGGTACGTTGGTATTCAGTATACTTTTCTAACGGAACGTAGTTATCAAAAAGTTGCGTAGCAAGATCTTGTCCAAGAATCTTCTTGGCCGCGTTGTTTACAGTATCCAATACACCTATACCTGTCTTGGATACACTATCCGAGATTTGTCGTAAAATATCGGCCATAAATTATACTTCAATCCATTTGTCGAAACAAAAAGTACAATTGTATCGAACTGCGTCCTCGCCGGTCATTGCTAAAGGTGTATCCGGAACATTTTCAGGATAGCTGCCGATCAGTTTAATCTTCTTTGTTTCCGTCCCCTTAGTTGAAAGCAAACGAAGATAAAGATCTCTTTTTATAAGAGCATCGCCGTTGCCGAGTTCGGTTTTGTCGTTAACGATTTGTTGCTGCCAACTGTAAAGGAATTCGTGCATTAACGCATCTTCACCTTCTAAAACAGTGACATTCCAACTCTGATCGTATTTCGACTTACCTGGAACGTTAAAACCGGGTCCTTGTTTGTAATCGATATGAATCCGACCGAACGTCCTTCCTGGTCTAGATGCTGACTGACATCTAAGCGTGAAGGCCTCAGTATCACCATCACCTACAGGATTAGGAATGATGACTTCCCAAAGGTACGTCCTTTGAGGGTTCGACAAATTCACTTTTAGTTTATCTGTTGACATAGGCATTTGATTTTACTCCTTATCACTTACGTTAGATAATTGTTCCACGACTGATTAACTCATTAAACGAAACGCCTGATTTGGTAATGATCGTTTGAAGTCTAATGAACTCAGCAGCTCTAACCGGCTTTAAGAACACATCGACATGAAGTTCATTAGCGTCTATAACCTGAGGCGTATTATTTGTTGTATCACATATGACCAAGTACCCATCATCGCCGGCCTCAGTTTGAAAAGCACCTGATGTTGATAAACGATCGAGATACTCGTCTAACTGAGCTTTTACCGTAAATCTTGTTAACTCGTCGTTATTTTCAAACAAATACGACCGAAGAGATTGTACAACTGACCTTTCTACAGTCGTAATAAGTCTGCGGACATTTACACGATCCAAAGCAGAAGGCTTTACTTGTAACGTTTTCTGTCCATAAATAACGTGTCCGTATCCTCGGAAAGTTTGAAGACAATTAACTCCTGCAGCATACAAAGTATCCCGTTCACCTTCTGTATATACATCTGTTAAGCCCAGTATATTTAACGTCCCTCTATCAAAACCTGCCGGAGCGTACCAAACATCCTTTATATAATCAGTTAACACGTAGTGACTGCCAACGTATCCAGCAGGGGGGACTTCAACAATTCTATCGTTATACGAATCGTTAATCTTACACCAAGGCGCATATAAAGCTGCGAAACTCGAATTAGTATTCAAAGTTGTAGTCCGATATGTTTTCGTATTTGTCGGAGTGGCAGCTTCAACATTCGGGACTGAAAGAATTGCAATACAATCTCTACGAGTTTCGGCAATAGTCACCATTCCTTGACCTATTGCAGCTACGTCACTCGCTGTAGCATCAATTGTAGGGGTATGACCACCATCGAGCAGGATTTGAACTGTTATATCATCTGGATTAACGAATTCTTGCCATCCTGCAACAATATCACTTGCGGCCACAGTTGAACCATCATCCCCTCCGCCTAATGCAACAGCGGTACTGTTTTCAAGAGGAAGAGTTGTTTCTGTTGCAGAAGTATTATCGGCAACGACAATATAATTACTGAAACCGTTAATCTTATCCTCAAGATAAAGTTGTTTCCCATATCCGTCAACTTTCTTTTGACGAGAAACCTTCCAGGATTCAACTTTAGATATGTTCCCTTCACTATCAGTATAATATACATTTATAACAAACGTATACTGATCAGAAGTATCGAGGCTAAAACCTTCGTCCACAAGTCCTTTAACATCAGATATTGTGATACTGATATTATCACCCCATTCACCGGGATCTTTTGCGAAGATACTAAAGAGCTCATCAGTATAACCTGATTCATCGTAGTACACTGTACTCGATTGTCCTGTAGAATGTGCTCGTTGTACTGTTCCATAATCTTCGTCTACTACAGATAACCCAGAATACAGCGGATTACTTCCGGTAACACGGAGACAATACAAGGCCGTTCCGTTTTCAAGAAACGCTAAAGCAGTATAGTGAAAATAGCTGCTTAGGATATCTGGTTCACCGTATTCTTCAATAAATTGTTGACGATCGGTTATAAGAGTGACGGAAAGTGAACCCTTCGGTGAATATCCGACTAGGGCACCTACACTTGTTCCTACTGCAGGAACAATAGTAGATAAATCCCTCTCACTTACATACACACCTGGACTTAGATACTTACTCATTTTGTATTCTCCTATATTATTCTGTTATTGTCTTATCAAACAATTTCAAAGTCACGGCTTTTGTTGCGTCATAATCGTCTGATTGTTCTATTAGTTCAGTATACGTTTCTATGTCGTCTTTATCAAAACAAGAAAGATAAATAGTATTTATTATGTTATTAGTCGGATCAGTGGAAATAAATGCCCAACCTTCGACCTCTATTGGCATCGAATGAACAAAGTACATACCTTTATCGTATTGTTCTGCCACAACTGATTCATCAATAATATCACCGAAATGTAAATCTAATTCTAAAGGATATGTATCCTGATACAATAAACTAAGATTAGGATCTGTTTGTTGCCATAAGAGGTACGTCTCTATAATTTGATTTAGAACGTCCTTTTTCTTTGTCCAAAACCAAACCATATATGACATTTTAACTGGAACAGTTCTAACAACAATAGTTTGAGTATCTCCGCTTTCGTCCTCATAAGGCATAGATATGCCACGTCGAGCTAAAGGTGTTCTGGCTCTTTCCCAATCGGTTGCCACTTGAACCCGCCAATAACTTATAAATTCGAGTACATTATCACCCACACGCTCAGCACGTTCACGTTGAGCAATTTCTTTTGGGTAGAACAATACGTCCTGTTTTATTGTACTAAGCCCAAGAAGAGTACCGAACTTTGTGTACAAATCTGCCGCTAACCCGACATCTATTAAAGATAAAAATGAGTTCATGGTTTCACCCTTCTAGGAACAAGTTGCCATAACTTCACTGCTACCGCATCGTGAACTCCAGTTATCTTCGTATCCACTAATTCAAACTCATTTGTATCTAATTGATCAGGTATAAACTGAATGGGGATCTGCACATAACTTTTTGGTACAATTTCTACTTTAACATCAACCCCAGATTCATCGACGTCAACAGCAGTCGAAGCAAACCGAGCAACCATAGGTGACTCATTTTCAGCAAAAAAGCCTAACTTCCTCAAACGGTGGATATTCGGATTCCATTCTACGTATATCTGTGCTGTGTAAATATTGTATGTAAAATCAGTAGGTTCAACAAATACACCTAGATCATCAATAGTATCCATATTACTCGGAATATAAAGCGTGCACTCTATTCCGTACAATTCTACGGATATGTCCACGAATTCTCGTAGCACATTAACAGTACGTTGTGGAATCATTCTACTCATAATTAACCGTCTATTCTTGTTCTACCAGTTGCCGCAGTTACTTCAGTGAGATCGCCTACAACTTTTACCTTCCCAGATAAATCTTGTGCATCAGTTATATCTGCATTCTTTAGCGTACTTCTAGGCGACAAAGTTACTTTAGTTCCGCCAATAAGCGTAACATCAATATCTGAATTAGATACATTTGTTAATTCCCGTACTTTCATTTTTCCACCTCTGACCTAAACTTTCGAAGAATTTGCCACCCCTTCCCATAAGCTTTCTTTTTTTGAAAAAACTTAATTTTATTATAAAGAAAGGGAGATATACCTACGTATTCATATTTCTTTCCAGACCGTACGTTCAGAACTTTTAGTCTACCCTCACTCGGAACCCAACTCGAAATCCAATACTCAGGAGCAGAGGACGAGCTCTCAGTGCATCCTGAAAAGCTCGTCCCCACAGCAGAGCAGGAGCCCTCAGTTATCAGAACCTTTAACAACCCTAACGACTTTGCATGAACGTCGGTCATATTTTATAAGTGCTTAAAAACAGATACAACTGCAGCTTCGACTGCACCTTCTTCGTTTACGGTAACATCTACAGCATCAACGGTAATACCGTATCCATCAGTCGTTTCGTATTCAAGATCAGAAGGATCGATTTTAACTTCCTTTGCTGTGCGTTTCATTTCGTCACCGTTCTCGTCCATCTCTATGATCTCAAAAGGAACACTAATCGGTTTATGGACAAGAAGAGTCGCATCCTTTATGCCCCAACTACGGTATTCCAATTCGATTGTAAACACAACGTGAACGGTTTTACTGTGTTCTATCTCATATTTATCTTGAAATCTCGGAAACTGAACGTTCAAATCCACATCAACATGATAAAAATCGTCTTCGATCGCTTCCTTAATCTTTTTCTTCGACTTACCTAAAATTTTAGACATTGTGGATGTAATTTGTTTAAACAATCCTTTTGCCTTTTGGATCACCCCGGAACCGTCCTTAGATTCAGTCCTTATCCTTAAACCGCCTTCCTGCCATTTTTGTAAACTAGTAGCAAGAGCTTCTAACTTTACAACAAACTGTTTTGTTTCCGATCGTTTTGCTTCTTCTAACAAAGCATTATATGTAGGATCTTTTACCGATCCCTGTCTAATATACATAAGTACTTCGTTAACGCGGACTCCCGCAGCTTTTGCTTCTTCGAGTATTGCCTGAACCTGAGGAACAAGATCACTTTTCTTCTTCGTCCAAGGCTCTAACTTAGCTTCAATTTTTTTTATCTGCCTTTGTACCGCAGCAAGTTCTTGTATTACTTCTCGCTTCTTTTTTGAAAAATCTTCTATAGAAGCATATTTATCTTCGTTTGCTTCTTCAATACCTAACGTTTTCTTTATATCAGAATCGACTTGTTGCTTTTCTTGATCACTTAATTGATCGTAATTCTTCTTATACAGTTGCCTACCTCGAAAATCCCGTATTTGTTCAACGGCAATGGGATCATATCCTTTAAAATCCGTACTTTCCGTCACAATTACCATAAACTTTTTAGGATCAGTTTCGTCCGTAACTACTTTTCCTCTTTTTTCTCCGGCAATACGATCAGCAACATTTTTGTCTTCGATACCTTTTGCTACAATCTTCCGAGTATCCGCTTCTATTTCTTCTCCTAAACTTCTACGTTTCTTCGTATCAAAATCATCGTCTTCGACTTCCTCCTCCTTCGTTTCTTCTTCCTGTTCTTGAACTACTTTCTGAGCCTGTTCATTGCAAATTAAACATTTACTGTCTTCAGATCTAAAAGTCTTACAACACTCGTTACAAAGATAAAGATCTCCCTTCTCTTTTTTTATAGCATTTTCTTTTACTAATTCTTGTTTAATCTTGCCCCTACCTTTCCGACGACGCAAGATATCAAGACGGCGAGACTTTTCTATCACCCGCTTCGGCACGTCGGGAGATAAATTAAACGATTGTAGTGATTCTATCATATCAAAAGAATCAGGAAGAACAATGCGTTCTTGTACGTCAACAATTTGTGCGTTTCTATACATCGCTGTTGCTCGTTTGACTACATCTTCTTTTGTGCTTGCTTCAAAAACCTTAGTAAAGGAACTTTTATCATATCCATCTTTGGGGACTAGGACGACATCGAATACTTTTTCCATCGCTATATTCTCCGTTAATAGGCTTAATTGTTATCAGACAAAACTACTTCTTCTTCAGTTTCCGTATCGAGTAACGTTACCTTCTTTCCTCCTGTATCACAAAAGAAACCTGACTTCCCACCATTAAAATTCAGTAGATCTTTAACGAGATCAGAAATCCTACACTCTGTGTTCCAAAAAGCCAATTCATGCTTCTTGCCTACTGTGGCAATCGGCTTTAGAGAAGTAGGCAAATCGGCGAAGCGCATATTAAGTAAATTACTTACGGCCTCAGAAAAGGAATCTGCTGAAAGCACATGATCAATTATCGCAAGTGCACGTTTATCCTTCGGCAGTATAGATTTTCCTTTATCAATAACCTGATCTAAAATTGTATCAATACCGGTCATTGGAAACTTAGTGCACCACTTAGACAAGATGTTAAGCAACTTCTTGTATACATTAACATCCTTTGCTTCGTTTATTCTTTCTCGCATTGTATTTTTCATTTTCATAATCCTATTCAATATTGTCCCTAACAATATTCTTTAGATCCTTTAAAAATCTTGCCTTAAACACCGATCCTACTGGGTACAAAACATTCTTAACGATTTGAATTGAAGCATCATGGAGATCCTCGATCGCATATATTATATCAGGATACTTTGGATCTATCAATACGCTTTGTGAAAATTGATACGACATATCGATTAAACTTTCGTATATTAACTTTACATCCCGATAGGTACTAAGAAACTTTGTTCCGTAAAGAAAATCGAATTTGTTAAATATACTAAATGAGCTCAAAACCTGCTTCTCCTGTATAGCAGTAAGAATCATCTCCATCCCACCACGATCGTTCCCGTATACTTTTAGTAACTTAGTTACAATAAATTGAATATCTTTTTCTTTACTCTCCACTGAAACTGCTGACTTTGTTTCATATCGCTCAGTCACACCAAAATTTGCTTTCCATAAATTTGTTTGCTTATCAACTTGGATAAACATTGGATCACCGTAAAGCTGTACAAGATACGGTTTAAGATCCTTTCTGAGAAAATCAAGATCTTCTTCGACTGCTTCCTTTAACAAAGAAGATAGATCTACTTTTCCGGCACCTTTTATCATACCAAAGTTTTTAGTAAAATCACCCCAGTATTGTAACGGAACTCGTACACGTAAATCACCTTCAAAATCAACATTTCTCCACTTAGCATCTTCGTTGAAAGATACATCCCAATCCCTTTTCATTTTAGCAAGAGAATGAATACTTCCTTTTACTGCACCTAAAGTTGAAGGCAAATAAGCGATAGAAGACATCGTTGTCGCTTCGTCCGCTCTCATTAACTGCTCAGTAAGTTGGTATATATCTCTTTCAGTCACTCCCATAATTATTTCTTGTCCTTTCTTGTATCTTTTTCTTTATGGTCTGATTCAACCTCATCCCCCCGTCTTTGACGTCTATCTTCTGCGGACTCTCTTGTTAACATATACTGACGTCCTTGACCGTGTACTTTTGCCATTTTAACCATTAAAATCTCCTTAATAGAGCCCGCTGAGTGTCCCTAGCCTTTGAGTTCTCAGGCCGATGGGTATAATTATACCGAACGGTGTTCTTATGAGTAACTGACTCTTGAACGTCCTCTTCAAACTCCTCTTCGTCCTTAAATCTACGAGCTTTAGGACTTAATTTTTTCTTCTCCTCCTCCTCTTCAGAAGTTTGTTCGACCGCCTTATCTGACTCAGGTTCCTCAACCTCTTTATCCCTCAATCTTCGAGATTTAGGACTAAGTTTAGCTTCGGGCTCCTCCAGTTCAGTCTCCAATGGTTCTTTTTCTACTTCCTCAGTCGGTTCTTCGTCATCTAAAAGGACTGGGCCCTTTTCAACCTTTTTAGCCGTTCCTTGCGGACGGGCAGGTCTAGTCGGGGCCACAGATCCCTTAGAGGAGTCTCTTTGTGCACCCTTTGGTTTCGGACGTCCGGAAACTCCTTTTGTTTTTTCTAAAGAAGCGATAAGGCCAGAATAGTTATCCTTTAACCACTTTGCGACTGTACTTATATAAAACGGAAGTACATACAATAAAGCTTGTAAATGTTTACAAGCTGTACCGTATCTATGTGGGTTTCTAATATCCGGAGGCCGACGTTCTTGTCTTCCGTACTTTGCGTCTGCTTGAGTAAGCTGGTAATTCGGCCCCCAATATTGACTCGCAGGACACGAACATGAAACATTCACATCTGCATCAAAAAAGATAGCACGAGCTACCTTTCGTAAGTCAACGTGCTCTCCGCTTTTTGTCCATAACTTTTTATTTGAAACGTGTTTAGTAATTAAGCTATCTATATCTTTAATCTGAAAGTTAAGGCTATACCATTTATTATTTTTTGTTCCGGAATGAACTTTAAATCTCCAAACTTTTGGTTCCAATTTCCTAAGTCGAACACCGCCTTTATCTGCAACAGCCTCTACTCGATCATGAAAAGAAGGAAAGAGCTTTGTAATAGAACGTTGCTTTCTATTTATGTTAGCTAAAGAAATTTCATTTAGTATTTCTAACAATTCCATAGTACTTATCCGCGTTTGATAAACGCGGTCCATCTTCCTTCCTTTGCTAATACTTCCTGTAGATCTTTTTGCTCCTCTTTTCCTTCTTTAACAAGTGCATCCCCGTCGTTTTTTATATCAACGATCGAAGCTTTCCGAAGAGTATTTCCCTCAACTTGTTTCGTAAGAGCTTTTACATAACGAAGGATCCAATCAAGAATAGGTTCTTGCTTAATATCCTCATCCGCAGTAATTCTCTTTGTTCCAATAACAGCAAGTAAATCAACGCCTGTCGGAACATTTACTGTGTATAAATAACCTCCTAAAGAAGGATCCTCAGATTTTTCAAATTGCCAACGAAAATCTGCGCCTACGTATACTCGATAATTTCTATAGGCTTCAGATAATAGAATTAAGTCTCCAGTTATGTTATCAATAACAGTAATGCCCAACAATGTCCATAAAGGATGATCACTCCAAATCCAAGATGATTTTTGAGAAGGGAGGACTTCTACAACTGATTTAAATTGATTATTAAGTTGAACTCTTTTACTTCCTGCCGTATAATCAAACATCGTGGTGATACGATACGCTGAGTGGGTATTCCAGTATCGTATTGTATTCTCTATAAGTTGTTGCAAAGTATCATCTGGAGTAGCTAACGTCAAAGGCGCAAACTCAGCTTTAATCCAGCTTTGGATTTCATCACTGGTCATTATGTCCTCTTAAAATCCAAATATTGAACCGTTCTTTACCCTATCATTGTCCACAATAAATCCGCCGAAAGTGCTGCCTGTAGCAGGATCATAAAATCCGGCATCATATACAATATCCGTATTTGCCGGAGTTGCTTCAGCCATGTCCCGCAAAAGTATACGATATTTATAGTCCTTTGAAAGAGCAGGAATAGTATACACAGGTTCGCCGCTAACAGCATGAGCTGCCCCTACTATTGCTCCGTCTGCGTAAGCGTTATCCGCAGCCACAGCTCCAGTCGAACCGTTGACTACAGCGCCTGCTAAAGAACCATCGTAGACAAGAAAAATAATATATGGACTAGTCATTTGACTTTGACTAACCCAATTCTCAAGAACTATTTTTCTACTTTCATAAGTTTCACTCATTTCTATATCTCTCCGTTACAATACATTCTTCCTATGTACATTTCCTATAGGTCCCAGAGAACAGTCTTTTTGATATCCTAAAGGTCCTACATCCTGCGATAAAGGGCTACTTGGAAACGATGAACGAGAAAACAATACCGGATAGCCATTATTTA